TTTCTCTAAAATCGTTACTTGTCCATAATTTGTATTCGAAGTCTGGATAAAGAGCTTTCCACTCTTCTGCCCATTCTTTCATATGATCTGGTAAAGGCTTATCGCCAAGCCAAACTTGGTGAATCTTTTTAGGTATCATTCTTTAAATGTGTTAAAGTATAAGATATATAATTAGTTAGAAATTAGAAACGAATTTGATATGATTTCATCTTCAGTAGTTATAAGTACTTGATATCTACCATTAGGTAAAGATACTTCTATATTAGCTATTAATCCGCTTATTAAAGAAGTACTAAAATATTCTTTTATCATTAAAGTACCAATACTATTATAAATAGAAACTGTAATATCTAAGTACTGCTAATTCTTTAGCTTTTGCTTCTACCATTATATCGAAAACATATGTATCAGTAAATGGTATTTTATCATAAATGTAATCTGCATGAGCAACTACTTTTGATGTATTATCTTCATAAACTCTTTTTGAGCTACTATAATGAGTCATTGGAGTTATACCACTTGGCCAAGTTTCTAAAGCAGCAACAAGTGCATCTTCTTTAGATAAATTACCTGGATGACAGTCATGGTGATGAAAATCAAATACTATAGGGCAGCCAGTTTCATCAGAAACATAAAGCAAATCTTCTACTGCATACATATTTGGTTTATCATCGTTTTCTATAGTAATTCTATTCTTAGCTGATTGTGATAATAAATTGAAGTTTGAAATCCAACGATCCATAGCATATTGTTTATCACCATAAGCACCACCTATATGAATATTAACTTTATGAGTCTGATTACAAGGTAGTCCCATAGCATCTAAAATAAAAGCATGCTGATTTAATTCTCTAATAGCATTTTGAACTACTTGTTCTTTAGGTGAACAAAGAATAGTAAATGACCCAGGATGAAATGAAATTCTCATATCGTTTTGTAATGCTAGCTGACCAGTTTGCCAAAGAATTTCATTAATTTGTGGCCAGTCAGGTAAAGTAGCAATATCATACTCAGAAAACCATGGGAATAAATCAGATGACATACGATATGCATATATCTTATTATCTACATTCCAATGAATTATCTGGAGTAAACTTTTAACATTTTCTAAAGCAAGCTCAGATACATAAGAAAGACCTTTACTTTGAAACGTAGCTTTTCTCATACCACGATTAGTAGTAACACCTTGCTGTTTAAGGGTCATGTTTATACAAGCGTATCCAATTTTCATATACAAATATAACATAAAAAGCGGAACTCCAAAGGAATTCCGCAATTATTTTTTAAAAGATTAATATTTTAAAGATTGCTATCAATCTTAGCAGCTAATGTAGCTTTAGCAACAGCACCTAACTGTTTATCATAGACTTCACCATTCTTTAAAAATAAAATAGTAGGAATATTTCTAATGCCATAATTTGCTGATATTTCTGGGTTATCATCTACGTTAATTTTACTAACTACTACTTTTTCTTCATAGTCTGCTGCTAATTCATCAATAATTGGGCCAACCATTCTACATGGTCCACACCATTCAGCCCAAAAATCTAGAACAACTATTTTTTCTGTTTCTAGAACTTCTTTAAAATTATCATTTGTTATTTCTATACTTTTACTCATAATTTATGATTTTAATTTGTTAGTCTTAACCGCAATAAATTTCCAGCAATATCCACCATGTGAACCGCCTGATTTACTTGCAGATATTATATATTTTCTACTAAATCCACCTCCATCTCTTGCTTGAAATACACTATCCCAAACTTTAAGAATTAACCCAGTTTCTTTATCTAATTGTTGGACTGGATGTGGATATTTACATCTTCCATTTTTAACTCCTGTTGCTGCTTTAGACCAAATTGCTTTAAGTTCTGCTTCTCTTTCAGGAGTAACATCTTTAAATGCATTACATTTTGCTCGTTCAGCAGGATCTTTAAGTCTTTCTTTGTTAGATTCACTATGTCTATTTCTAATCTGTTCTTTATTAGGACTATTAGTAAATGTATCTCCGCCTTCTCCAGAATTTTTCATATTATAGCAATTTCTTTTACTCGCAATATTGTAAAGCTTTAAAAATCTATCTTCAAAATCAAATGCTTCTTTTCTAGTTTCAAATAATCTTAATTTCTCAATTTTGAAATTTTCTCTACCATGTTTAGCAAATGCTCTTCTAATCATTGTCCCTGATCCTAGATATTCTTTTGCTCTTCCTTTTCTTTTAGGTGAACCAGATCCGTAATAATAGTTCCCGTTTATTAAATTAGTTGTCTTGTAAAAATAAAACATGTGATGATTTTTATTCTATTTAATAACCATCACATGTTTATTAGTAACCATCACAGGCTTACCCGTCACAGCTCAAACAACTATCCATTGCAGCTTTAGCAACGTCTCCTCTAAGCTGAGAAGTAGTTCTCATATAATAAAGAGTTTTAACCCCTTGTTTCCATGCTTCTAAATGAATTCTGTTTAACCATTTAGCATCTACCCCTTTCGGAAAAGCAATATTCAATGACACAGATTGATCTATGTATTGCTGTCTAAGTCCTGCTTGATTAATAAGATCTAGTTGATTAATTTCTCTAAAAGTTTTGAATACTTCTTTAAAAGGAATTACATCTTCTAGTTTATCTTCGTTATCTTCAGCTTTTACCAATTTACCATCTAAAAAACCATATTGGTCGAAAATATCAATATGCTGAATAGAACCCTCGTCTTCTAATATTTTGTCCCAAATCTCAGCAGTATCAAGCTTCATTCTTTTTAGATATTTCTCAAGACTTCCATTTTTTCTAATAAAAGTACCTTTAGCTGACTGGTCAGTATAAACATTTGCTGGAACTGGTTCAATTCCTGCACTTATTCCACCTGCTAATTTAGAATTAGAAGTAGTAGGAGCAATCGCTCTTAAGTGAGTATTTCTCATTCCAGTGCCTATACACCAAAGCGGTTCTCCATATTCTTCAGCCATCCATCTTGATGCTCTTTCTGACTCAAGTTTAAGATTGCTAAATATTTCTCTTGTTTTATGCTGAGCAAGTAAACCTTCAAATGGTATACCTTCTTGCTGTAATAAAGTATGCCATCCAAGAACTCCTAATCCTAAAGCTCTACCTTTTTCAGCAGATCTTACAGCATTATCAAATCCTCTCATATTTTTAGCTCTCTGTATAAATTCTTCCATTACCCCATCTAAGAAAATAGTACTGTAGTAAATAACTTCAGAATCTTTCCATTCATCATATTTTGCTAAGTTTAATGAACTTAAACAGCATACAAATGAATGATTTTCATCAGTGTGTAAAGTGATCTCTGAACAGTTATGCACATTTATATTATTTGCGAAGAAATTTTCATTATCTTCTACTGTGATATCATACACAGGAACTTCACCAGGTAACTCTCTAATTTTTAACATATATGTCTTTTATTTTTTTAATTTCTTCTAGGTTTATATTTAAGTTTTCTTCTAACTTATTATAAAATCTTATTGAATTTGATTCTTTATGAATTATTTCTAGTGAATTAATATCATATATTAATTCACTTATGCATTTTTCGTTTATACATAAATGAAAAGTAATATGATTCCAATGTTCATCTATAGTATATAAGAATACTCCATTATAAATAAATATACAATTTGGTTCCAAATTTTCTATTATCTGCTCTCGAAGTAAACCAATAGCATTACCTTTAGTAGGCTCATTAAACTCTTGTTTATGCGTCTTTTTAAATATTTCCATATTTTTATTATCTATTAATTCTTTTATACTAATTTTAGGAGATGTTAAATATCTATAATTTTTATTATTATTGAAATGCTTATTCTTTTTAATAATTTTACATAAGTCATCTTCACCAATAATATTAATAATTTCCATTCTATTTTTTCAATAGGTTTATCTGTTAAAATTTTATATTCTTTGTTACCTAAAGTATACATAACTAATATTAAATAGGGTGAACTACCCACCTACGCCAAAGGCGATAGATGGGCTTCGGGTTTCATCGAAAGTGCTACCTAAGTAGTCTGATTTTTCCTCCACCTTTGTTATCGACCGTCCCAGCCGATGTATTTTTAATCCT